GGTACCGACACTAAGTACTATCTCGGTGACGGTATCGCCAATTTATAACAGAGCAAGACTACGTCAATTTAGTTTAGAAGATTTTGCTTCTGGCAATACAGCAAACACAACAGGATTCCTATAACATGGCAAAGTATAGACAAAGTTCACCTTATTTTCTTACTAAACAAAACAATTTGTATCTTGAATTGTTGTCTATCAGACCCATTCCTGCAGAGACTGATGATTTCAAATACAAAATAGAAAATCAATACAAACACAGACCGGATTTATTGTCCTATGATTTGTATGGAACACCAAAACTATGGTGGGTTTTTGTTCAAAGAAATATGGATGTTATTAAAGATCCAATATATGATTTTGAACCCGGAACAGAAATTTATCTTCCAAAAAAAAGCAATCTAGAAAGATTTTTAGGAATATAATATGGCTTTAGGATTACGAGACATTGGTCAAGTATTTGGTGCAGCATTAACTAAACCAGACGGTACAGGAATCGATCCAACTGCAACAGCATCAAACCTTGGACTTGGTTTTGCAAAAACTTCATCAGACATAAAGTTAAGTTTATTGCAGGGAAAAACACCTGCAGGAACTGATGCCAGAGCAACTATTAGTGCAGGTAGCAAAGAAAATATTAAACCTAAACAACGAGGGTTTGCTAATCAGTTAGAACAATTTGCATCATATAATGTTTTATGGACGTTGGCATGTTTAAAACCCGAGGAAGCAAATAATCCTTACCTATACAGAAATTCTGCATTCGTTGAAAAACAAGTTGTATTTTCGTCTGGCGGAAGATATGATCAGGAAAGAGCAGCAACAGCCTACGGAGCCCCTGAATACTTTATTCAAAACTTTTCTATGGATACCTTAATGACAGGTACTCCTGCTACAGGCTCTTCAAATGCTATTAACTTTACCTTTGAAATTATAGAACCTTACAGCATGGGATTGTTTTTACAGAGTCTTCAGGTTGCGGCTCTGGCAGCAGGATATCCAAGTTATCTTGAAGAAGCAGTATATTGTTTAAAAATGGAATTTGTAGGATTTGATCAAGATATGAAATCCTATGCTTCTATAAAACCAAAATTCTTTTTAATGTTGTTAAAGAAAACAACTTTTAATGTTACAGAATCTGGAAGCACTTATAAATTTGAAGCCATTGTTTATAATCAAGAAGGATTTTCTGAAACCTACACAGCATTAAAAACTGATATAGCAATCACAGGAAGTACCGTAAAAGAATTATTAGCAGGCAGAGAAAGAAGTTTAACAACGGTTCTTAATGAGCACGAACAAAAATCTGTTCCTGAATTAAAAACGTACCCAGACAAGTACGAAATACATTTTCCAGAAAATTCATTTGATCCAATCCCTGGAGTTGGACCAGACGATGCAGACAACAGAGCAGTAATAAACACATCAAATGAACGAGTAATTTCAAAAAGTGCATCTTATGCTAATCCAGAGGACGATCCGGCATTTTTTATTTCAAACGCTATAGGCAATGCAAGTTTTAATTTCCAGGCAGACTCAGGAGGAAACTATGTTGCCCCAAAAGCAGAAGATGCATATGACGAAAGCACAGGAAAAGTTAATAGAGATAAAGTTTCAATAAATGCAAAAGAAAGAACATTTAACTATGCTCAAAAACAATCAATATTAGAAGTTATTACACAAGCCATTGAAGAATCCGATTATGCAGCTAAGGCATTAAAAGAATCTAATATTGATCCAACTGGTATGATTAATTGGTTTAGAATTGATGTTCAAACACAGCTTTTGAATTGGGATCCTAAATTTAAAAAATATTCAAAACGTATTATTTTTAGAGTAATGCCATACAAAATTCATAATTCGGTTTTTACAAATCCTAATGCAGTCCCTTTAGGATATGACCAGTTAGAAGAACAAATAGTTAAACAATACAATTACATCTATACAGGTACAAATAATGATTTATTAAGATTTGATATACAAATTAATAATTCTTTTTATACCGCAGTTGCATCAAATAGAATTGAAGATGCAGGCCGCCTTGCAAATAAAGATTTACAAACATCAGGCGATCCGCAACAAAACAAAGCAGAAGTTGAAAAAGGATCGGGAGGAGTAACAGCAGCTAAGAGTCCTACAGGAAGTAGGCCGGTTGCACAGGATGTAAATGCTATTAAACTACCGTTTGGCGGTTCTGGAAATTTAACTGATGAACAAGTAGTTGCTAATAATTTTCACAAAGCATTCCTTGAAAGTTCTCAAGCTGAAATGGTAAAAATTTCAGCAGAAATTATTGGAGATCCTTACTGGATGGTAGATAGCGGCATGGGCGGATATTTTGCAGGCCCAGGAGCCACAGATCAAATTACCGAAGACGGGACAGCAAACTATGAAGCAGGTGATACATTCATCTATATGAGATTTAGAACACCGATTGAACCAATGGAAGAAAAAGGAACTTATTTGTTTGTTGGAGAATCAGATAGTCCCTTTAGCGGCATTTATAAAGTTATTAAATGTCAAAATAATTTTTCTGAAGGATTGTTTAAACAAACACTAGAGTGTATTAGAATGCCTCTACAACCTAACGATCTTGATGACAAAGTTGATCCAGATAAACAAAGTACTCTTATGTACAATACAGATAAAGTTAAACCAGAATCGTCATCTCCTGTTGACACTGATGATGCCGGTGATGAGGGTGAACCGTCAGATCCACCTACATATTTTGCTTGAGGTAATAAATGGCAGAGTCAGTTAGAAAACCGCAGAATCAAAAATCTAGTCAAGGCATAGGCAACGGCCCTTATCTTGCTAAGGTGGTAAGCCATCTTGATCCTTCTTTTATGTCGGGATTAGAAGTTACACTACTTAGAGATTCTGCAAACGAAATTGGTGACGAAAGCCAAACATATCCTGTAAAATACTTAACACCATTTTATGGAAGTACTGCCTACGAATTTATGGGCAAAAACACCGGCAATGCAGATGCCTATCACGATACACAAAAATCCTACGGCATGTGGTTTACCCCACCGGATATTGGCGTAACCGTAATGGTTATATTTGTAGATGGCAATCCTTCTGAAGGATATTTTATTGGTTGTGTTCCTAGCCGTTTTGCCAATAACATGATTCCAGCAATCGGCGGTACTGATGTGGTAGATATTTCGTCTACAGATAAATCTAAGTATTCAACTAGTATGCCGTTACCAGTTGCAGAAGTCAATAGAAAAGCCAACGATCTAACTAAAAGTACTGCGGTAGACAAGATTAAAAAACCAGTGCATCCTATGGCAGATAGATTTTTAGAACAAGGGTTAATTGAAGATGATGCACGAGGAGTAACTACATCTACCGTAAGACGAAATGTACCAAATATGGTTTTTGGTATTTTAACTCCAGGTCCATTAGATCAAAGAGACGGTGCTAAAAAATCAAATATTGGTAGAAAAGATTCTGCAACAATATCTCCGGTTCCGGTAGGCCGACTAGGAGGAACACAATTAGTATTTGACGACGGCGATGACAGATATTACCGAAAAACTTCTGCAGGTGAAGGAGGAGTTGAATATCTCGAAGGAAATAAGGGAGATAAAAATATTCCTTATAACGAATACTTTAGGGTACGTACAAGAACAGGCCATCAGTTGTTGATGCACAATTCCGAAGATTTGATTTATATTGGTAATGCTAGAGGAACAGCCTGGGTTGAATTAACCAGCAATGGAAAAATAGATATCTATGCTCAAGATAGCATTAGTATTCACTCTGAACAAGATTTAAACATTCGTGCTGATAGAGATATTAATTTAGAAGCAGGAAGAAACTTTAATGTTAGAAGTGTATTAGGAGCAGTTCATATTGATGCAACTACTAATTTAGAATTAGTTGTTGGAGCTAACGGATATCTAACAACAGCAGGAAGTATTCATTTAAATGCAACCGGCGATGCAAACATTACAGCAGCAGGAAACAGCAATATAAAAAGTGCTCACCACTTTGAAACTGCAAGTGCTATTGACATGAACGGTCCAGCTGCAACACCTGCTACAAAAGCATTGCCGTTAACTTTAAATGACAATTTAGTAACAGACGGAACACTTGATTGGGCTAAAACAAAATATATTAAACCTGATCCTGTTAAAAGTATTATGAAACGTATACCAATGCACGAACCGTGGCCTTTGCATGAAAATCAAGCGCCACAATTTGTTACTCCGGATAACACGGATAGGGATGCTTAATTATGGCAAAATTATATAATCAAAAAACGGTTGCAAGTAATATAGCATCTGTTGGAAATCAAAATATTACAGAATTTACCTATAAAGGTTTTTGTTCAGCAGAAACAAAAAAAGGATATAAACTCTATGACATCGATCTTGTTAAACAAGATCTAATTAATCATTTTTACATTCGTAAGGGCGAAAAGTTAGAAAACCCAGAATTTGGTACGGTCATTTGGGATTTATTATTTGAACAATTTACAGAAGAAGTAAAAAAATTAATTGCTAAAGACGTTGAAGAAATTATTAACTACGACCCTAGAATTGCTGTTAATTCAGTAATTGTCGATAGCACAGATCAAGGAATTCGAATAGAAGCAGAGTTAGTATATCTGCCTTTTAATGTTAGCGAGCGTATGACTTTTGACTTTGACAAGTTAAATTACTCAGTTAACTGACCAGTTTATTTTCCGCGATAAATATTGAATAGGACTATAAAATGACAGCTACATCAAGACAAAATAACTTAATTCTCAACGAAGACTGGACTAGAATTTATCAGACATTTAAAAATGCTGACTTCAAATCCTACGACTTTGAAAATCTTCGCAGGGTCATTATTGAATATATTCGCGAAAATTATCCTGAAGATTTTAATGATTATATTGAATCAAGCGAATACTTAGCTTTAATTGACGCCATTGCATTTTTAGGACAGAGTTTAAGTTTCCGTATTGACTTAGCTAGTCGTGAAAATTTTATTGAACTAGCAGAGCGTAAAGAAAGTGTTTTAAAACTTGCTAGGATGTTGAGTTATACTCCTAAAAGAAATATTCCGTCAAAGGGATTGTTAAAATTTGACACCATATCAACAACTGAAGATATTGTTGATAGTAACGGAAAAAATTTATCTAAACAAATTATCATCTGGAACGATCCTACTAATTCAAATTGGAGCGAGCAATTCCTATTGGTCCTTAATGCAGCTATGGCAGACAATACAGAGTTTGGCCGAAGCCAAGGATCTGGTACTATTGACGGTATTAGAACAGAACAATATAGATTAAGAACATCTAACAGAGATATTCCATTATACACATTTAGTAAAAATGTTGCAGGAAGAAGAATGTCTTTCGAGCTTGTTAGCACAACCTTTAAAGGCAAAGAAGAAATTTATGAAGAAGCACCTACGCCTGCTAATCAACTAGGATTTATATATAAAAATGACAATAAAGGACCAGCAAGTTTAAACAATGGTTTCTTCTTAATGTTTAAACAAGGTAGTTTAGAATTAGCAGA